ATGTCCGTCCTCCCTCTCCCCGGACCTCGCCCCTCCCGACCGTCCGCGGCACCATGACGCTCAAGAAGGCGCCATGACTGCCCTCGCGATGGCCGTGGAGACGCCCACCAGGACTCCCCGGAGGTCCCGCAAGCTGGCCGCCGTTCCCGAGAGCGGCTACCTGCCCCGGTTGGCGCCTCCCCTGCCCAAGAGGACCGCCATCGCCGAGCTCCGCGATGCTGCCCGCATCACAGGCCGGAAGATGTACGCCTGGCAGGACGTCGCCGGCCAGTATATGACCGCCACACGCGGCGGGCGATGGCTGTACCCCGAGTTCGTCCTCGCCGTGGCCCGTCAGAACGGCAAGACGAGCATCCTCGTGCCCCGCATCGTCATGGGCCTGCGGCGTGGCGAGCGCATCATGCACACCGCGCAGGACCGCGCCCTGCCCCGCGACGTCTTCGTCGAGGTCGTGGACATCATGGAGCGGGAGTTCGCCAACGACCTCAAGGGCAAGCCCCGCCTGGCGAACGGCACCGAGCGCATCCAGATGCTCAATGGCGGCGTCTACCGCATCGTCGCCCCGACCCGCAGCGGCGCCCGTGGCCCGACCAACGACCTCGTCATCGTGGACGAGGCGCGCGAGATGGGCGACCACGACTTCGTCGCCGCAGCCCAGCCGACCCTGACCGTCTCGCGCAGCCCTCAGATGATCTACCTCTCCAACGCCGGCACGGACGAGTCGGTCGTCCTCAACGGACTGCGCAAGCGCGCGGAGGTCGACCAGACGCTCGGATACCTCGAGTGGTCCGCACACCCCGACCGGCCCCGCGACGACCGCACGGGCTGGCAGGAGGCCAACCCCAGCCTGGCCGACGGCGTCAACGCGAAGGGTCACTGGGAGTTCCTCGAGCGCATGTACGACTCCTACATGGCCGACGGGCACCCCGAGATCTTCGAGACGGAGCACCTCTGCCGCTGGGTCACGACCGAGCTGCCGAGGGTCGTCTCGGCGGTCGCCTGGGAGCGGGCCCGGCAGCCCATCGGCGACCCCGTGCGCCCGGCCCTCGGCATCGCCGCGGATCCCGCCGGCCGGCAGGCGTCGGCCGTCCTCGCCTGGACCGTGGACGGCATCGTCTACATCCACGTCCTCACCGATGTCACGGGCTACCCGGTCGACCTCGAGCAGGCCGCCGAGGCGACGATGACCACGATGCGCCGCTGGGGGGTCCGGCAGGTCGCCTTCGACGCCTGGACGGACCGCGACCTGGCGCGCTACTTCAAGGACCCCCACCCGATGCAGGGAGCCGACTGGGAGGCCGCGTGCGAGCGGTTCTCGCGCTCGGTCGAGGCGGGGCTCCTGCGCTACCAGGACGACGACGGCGCGCTGTCGCGGGACATGGCGCACACCGTCCGCAAGGACACCGCACACGGCTGGGTCGCCATCCCGTCCACGGGAGAGCACCCGGTCACTGCTTCGCTGGCCGCCATCCGGGCCGTGTGGCTGGCGACGAACCCTGCAGCCCGCCCACCACAGGTGTACTGACATGGGACTCTGGGACCGCGTCGCCACGTTCTTCGCCCTCGATCCATTCCAGGACCGCCTCGAGACACGCTCGCTCGAGTCGTTCAGCATCAGCGCCGAGCTGGGCCGTGCCATCCGCCTCGACCAGCCCTGGCGTGCCCCGTCCGTCAAGGAGGCCCTGGCCGTGCCGGCCATCCTGCGGGCCGTCACGCTCATCAGCAACACGGCCGGCGCCCTGACGATGGACGGCATGCGCAACGGCCAGCGGGTCGACCCCGAGGCGCGTCCCCGCCTCATCGTGCGCCCCAACCCCCTCACGACGCCTCGCGTCTTCTGGCGGGACACCGCGTACTACAAGGCCACCCGCGGCGAGTCGTGGTGGTGGGTCGCCAAGCGCGACGTGGACGGTCGGGCCCTGTCGCTGGTCCCCGTGCCACCGTACGAGGTCACCGTCGAGGCGAACGCGGCCGACATGCGCTACCCCATCATCAGGTGGCGCGGCCGGCAGATGCCCAACGAGGACATGATCCAGGACACGCTCATGCCCGACCCGGGCGACCCCCTGCGAGGGGCTGGTCCGCTGCAGCTCTGCGGGGCAGCCGTGAGCGTGGCCGTCGAGTCGCAGCAGTGGGCCGCCAACTTCTACGCCGAGGGCGGATTCCCGTCGGTGTACCTCAAGTCGGACTACGACTTCCCGGACGAGGACGAGCCCGCGAAGATCAAGGCCAAGTGGACGGCCACGCCGCCGAACACGCCGCACATCATCTCGCCCGGCCTCGAGCCGGGGACGCTGGACATGAACACCGAGGGCGCGCAGATGCTCAACGCCCGCGTCCATGACCACGGCGAAGTGGCCCTCATGTTCGGCATCCCGGGCTCCCTGCTCGAGTACACCCAGTCGGGCTCGTCGCTGACCTACCAGAACGTCGGCCAGCGGTTCGACGACTTCGTCAAGGGCTGCCTCTGGCCGAACTACCTGGAGGGTACGGAGCAGTGCATGAGCGACCTCCTGCCGCGTTCCTGGGTTGGCCGCTTCGACACGGATGCCTTCACCCGGCCCGACCCCAAGACGCGCATGGAGATCCACCAGATCGCCATCGCGTCGGGGGTGTACGACTCCGAAGAGGCCGGGAGGCAGGAGGGTTTCGCTCCGGGCAGCATCGAAACGGCTCCGGTCGACGCCGGGAGGCCCGAGGAGATGCCCCCGCCCATCCAGCTGCGCAGCCGACCGGGGCCCGTGCGCTGCGACGGCCTGCACCGCTTCCGTAACAAGTCGGGCATCGTCACGGTCAAGACGTGCGGCAAGCTGCTCGCCGAGGCCGGCCCCTTCGTGGGCACCTGCCCGCGCTGCAAGAGGGCCTACCCGGTCGCCGCGTAGGTGCGCGTCCTCGTCGTCATCGGGACCAGGCCAGAGGCCATCAAGCTGGCGCCCGTCATCCTCGAGCTCGGGGATCGTGCCCGCATCTGCGTGACGTCACAGCACGGCGCCCTCGTCGACCAGGCGCTGCGGCCCTTCGGCATCGTCCCCGACGTCTCGCTCACCGGCACGGCTGACACGCTCTGCGGGTCGCTCGCCCGCATCGTCGAGGGCATGGAGCGCGTGCTCCGCGACGAGCGCCCCGACTGGGTGGTCGTCGAGGGTGACACCACGACCGTCCTGGCTGCCGGGCTGGCCGCCTTCTACACGGGCACCCCGGTCGCCCATGTCGAGGCCGGGCTGCGCTCCGGGGACGTGGCGCATCCCTTCCCCGAGGAGGCGCACCGTCGCATGGTCGCCGTGGTCACGAGGCTGCACCTCGCCCACACCGAGCACGCCCGGGCCAACCTCGTCGCCGAGGGCATCCCCGACGAGGCCATCGTGGTGACCGGCAACCCCGGGCTCGATGCCCTGCGACTCATGGCACCGACCACGGAACGCACGGACCCCCCGCTCCTGCTCGTGACGGTCCATCGACGCGAGAGTTGGGGTCCCGACCTCGATGCCATCTGCCGCGCCATCGGGCGCATCGCCCGGACCCGCGACGTGCGGGTCGTGCTGCCCGTCCACCCCAGCGTCGAGGGCTCGGTGCGCGCCATCCTCGGGGGCGTCGTCAACGTCGCCCTGACGGAGCCGCTGCCCTATCCCGAGCTGGTCGCCCTGCTGGCCCGCTGCACCCTCGTCCTCACCGACTCCGGTGGCCTGCAGGAAGAGGCGCCGGCCAGGGGCAAGCCGGTCCTCGTCATGCGCGAGACGACGGAGCGCCCCGAGGGCGTGGAGGCCGGCGCCGCCATCATCGTCGGTCGTGACGAGGCCGCCATCGCCAGCGAGGCGCTGGCGCTGCTCGACGACCCGGAGCGATATGCGCGCATGGCCGTGCCGCGCCTCATCTACGGCGACGGCTACGCTGCCCCGCGCATCGTTGCGGCGCTATCATCTGGTCATGAAGCCTGACGCCAAGACGTCGCCTGTCGCTCTGCGCAAAGCAGAGTGGAAGCGGAAGATCGCTGTCGACATGGCGGCCAAGGGTGTGACTGAGTACAAGGTCACTTTCGACGCCAGGGGGCTCCCCAAGCGCATCGTCTTTGTTGAGCCCGACTAGTCGTTGACGCGCTGCGCCTGAACGGCGTAGCATCCACTCAACCGAAGACATCCGGCCCGTGCTCTCGTAGCCAGTGCCGAGGACGTGGCCTCCGCGCATGTGCCCACAAGCGCAGCGTAGGAGGTCATTCTCATGGCAGACGCCGCAGTCCTCGACAGCACCCCGCTCGAGCCGACGCCAGCCGTCTTCACATCGGAGCCCGAGACGCCGGACCTCGTCACGACCGAGGTCGCCGACGTGGAGCTCGTCGTCCGCAGCCTCGAAAAGCGCGAGATCGAGGCTCGCATCGTTCCCTGGCACACCGTCGTCGACACCCCCATCGGGCTCGAGGCATTCATGCCGGGCGCCTTCGCGCACGTCGACGCCAAGAAGGTCGTCCTCGAAGGCCCGGAGCACAAGGGCGTGGCCGGCCGCGGGCAGTGGCTCGAAGAGCGGGCCGACGGCGCCTACATGGGCTTCAAGGTCTCCAAGACGATGCTCGGCGACGAGATCCTGACCCTCGCCAACGACGGTGTGACCCGCCACGTCTCCGTCACCTATGACCCCCGCAACACGCAGGCCGAGTTCCAGCAGCGCGGGGGCAAGCGGTTCACCGCCCTCACGAAGGTCGACCTTCGTGCGGTCGCCACCACATGGAAGCCGTACTACGAAGGCGCGGCTATCACCCAGGTCCGAGCGAAAGCAGAAGGAGCACCCACGATGTCCGAGGCCGAAGTGCCCGCCCCGGTCGAGACGCCCGCCCCGGCCCTCGACATCACGCCGCTCAACGCGGCCATCGAGTCCCTGAGCACCACGATGGCATCCCAGATGGGGTCCTTCGCCGAGCGCATGGAGAAGCTGGAAGAGCGGTCGCGCTCCAACTTCGTCATCCCCGCCGAGGAGTCGGCCGCGCGGCCGGCGGACCGCGGCACCTGGATGCAGGCCGTCCTGCGCATGCTCTCGGGCGAGCGCATCCCGGACATGCAGATGCGTGCCCTGGCCGACCTCGTGACCACGGACAACGTGGGCGTGGTGCCCGACACCATCAGCCGCGAGATCATCGGCGTCATCGACCCGCGCCGGCCCTTCATGCAGACGACCCGCCGGCTCGCGACGCCCACCACGGGCATGAGCCTCGTGGTGCCGCGCATCGTCACCCGCCCCACCGTGGACATCCAGGCCGCCGAGAAGGACGAGCTGCAGAGCACGGCCACCTCGGTCGACACGGTGACCTATGACGCCGTCAGCAAGGGCGGCGCCGGGGACATCAGCCTGCAGCTGCTCAAGCGGTCCGACCCGAGCTTCCTCGGGCTGTACCTCGAGCTGCTGGCCGAGGCATATGCCCTCGATGCCGAAGAGGAGGCGGTCGACGCCCTGCTCTCGGCCACCGGGACGGTCGACGGCGGCTTCCTCGATGTCGAGGACACCCACATCGGCAACGCCTGGATCGGCGCCCACAGCGCCATGAAGCGGCCACCCGACACCATCTGGCTCTCGAGCGAGGCCGTCGGGGCCTTCATCGACGCCAAGGCGACCGGCACGAACGCCCCGCTGTACAGCCAGCTGCGCGCGGACTTCTCCGTGGCGGGTGGCGTCGGCGGGACCATCAGCGGCCTGCGTCCCGTCCACGTCCCGGCCCTCGACAACAACATGGTCGACGTCATCATCGGCCCCTCCCAGGGCTTCGCCTGGGCGGAGGACGGCACCTACACCCTGCAGGTGGACGTGCCCGCGAAGGCCGGCAAGGACGTCGCCATCATCGGCATCCTCTGGTTCGCCCCGCTGTACCCCGCAGCGTTCACGACCTACCGGATCGCCAGCTAGTCGTCAGCAGGCCACGATGCTGACCGTAGAGGAGCTGCGAGAGCACGTCGGTGCCGGCCCGACCGACGACGTGCTCGAGCGGCTCCTGGAGGCTGCCACCCAGGCGCTCGACCTGCGCTTCGGGCCTGAGCCGGCCTATGACGAGGAGACCAGCGAGCGAGTCCCTCCCTACCGTTCGCTGGTCTACCTCTCGCGCCGTGCCCAGTCCGTCTCCGACGTGCAGGAGGACGGCGCCTCGCTCGATGCCGCCGCGTACGAGCTGCAGCAGTCCGGTCGGGCGCTGCGACGGCTCGACGCGGACGGGGAGCCCATCTTCTGGGGCGCCCGCGTCGACGTCACCTACGCCCCGTACCCCGACGGAGCCGAGCGCGACCGGGTGTGCATCCAGCTCGTCAACCTCGAGCTGGACTACGCCCCCGGCCTGACGGGCTCCACCGTCGGACCCTGGACCGAGCAGCACCCTGCGGGCGACGAGTCGTACCGCAAGATGCGCGAGTCCATCCTGCGGTCGTACCGGCCCTCGGTCGTGGGGGTCTGGTAGGTGCGCAGATATCGCCACACCGTCACCTTCCAGGCCGCCACGGAGGTCCGCGCGCCCTCAGGCGCCGTGACCTACACCTACGGCAACATCGCCGGGCTGACCGACCTCCCGGCGATGGTCGTGCCCGTGGTCACCGAGGTCGAGACGGACCGCATGGTCCTCGTCTCCGACCTTTACCAGATCGTCGTCCAGGGCGACCGGGCGGTCCTGCCTGAGATGGTCGCCCTGACCGACGGCGAGACGGGCGTCTTCGACGTCATCCGGGTGGCACGTCCCACGACACGCCACCAGCGGAACCTCGCCACGGTCGTCATGGCCGAGCGGGTGGCGCTGTGATCGACGCGACGGCCTACCAGCCGCACTTCATCGACCACATCGCGCCCATCTGGGAGCGTCTACCCGAGCGCGGGAAGTTCACCGTCCCCACCCCGCAGCTGGCGGCGCACGCCGAGAAGCGTGGCGTGGAGGTGACCGTCGGCAAGCCCGACGGCGGACCCCTCATCGTGGCCGGCGCGGGCGACTTCCTGCGGCGTCCCGTGCCGACCGTACTCGTCGAGCACGGCGCTGGGCAGACGTGGCCCGGTCGTCACCCGTCGTATCCCGGTGGCCGCAGGCGAGAGCACATCGGCCTCTTCATCTGCCCGTCGGAGCGCGTGGCGCAGGCCAACCGGGCCTGGTATCCCGACGCCACCTACGCGGTCGTGGGCTGCCCGAAGATGGACCGCTGGGTGGGGCGCGAGTTCACGCGCCACGACCCCCCGGTAGTGGCGGTCTCCTTCCACTGGCGCCGCACGGCGTTCATGCGCTACTACGCGATGCTCAAGAAGCTCAAGGACCCGCCCTTCCGCATCATCGCCCACGCCCACCCGCGCATCATCGACCGCTTCGCCAAGCAGTACCAGCGCATCGGCCTGGAGGTCGTGCGTGACTTCGAGGACGTGCTCGAGCGCGCCGACCTGTACGCCTGCGACAACAGCTCGACGATCTACGAGTTCGCCCTCACCGGGCGCCCCGTGGTGCTGCTCGACCAGCCGGGCTTCCGCCGTGGCACCGGCCAGCTGCGCTTCGGGGCCGGCTGGGACGTCGGGCTCCACGCCACGGGCCCGGCCGACTTCGTGCGGGTCATCGAGCGCGCCCTGACGGACCCGGAAGAGGTGCGCGCGGAGCGGGAGCGCATCGTGGCCGACGTCTACGCGGTCCGCGACGGCACGAGCTCCCAGCGGGCCGCCGACGCCATCAGCGAGTGGCTGGCCCACGAGATGGCGGCAGCGGCATGACACGCAGAACCCCCGAGTGGTCACCCGGGGGTCCGTCGTGGCGGTCTGCATCTGCGCCCGGCATCCCGGGCCCAAGCTCCGCGCCTGTCGCATGTCTGCGCTCGGTGAGTATACCAGCGGGCGTCGCGGCATGACCGTCACCGTGGCGATCCCCTGGCGGGGACGCCCTGACCTGCTCGAGCACTGCGTCCAGACGGTGCTGTCGCAGACGTTCCGCGACATCCACGTCGTCGTCGTGGGCGACGGTGAGGAGCCGCCTCTCGCGCGCATCCGCGACACGCGGCTGGACGTCTGGCACATCCCGGAGAACCGCGGCGCGTACTACGTCCGCCAGCTCATCCTGCTCGCCAGCGCCCACGCCTGGCATGCCCCCGTGGATGCCGACGACTGCCTCGACCCCGAGCACCTGGCCCTGATGCTCGCCGAGCGCAGGGGCACGCCCCTGGTGGCGCCCAACAAGCTCTGCGGGCACGCTAGCGGCATCTGCGAGCACCGGGGTGGCGGGCCGGGCCGCGTCTACGGGGCCGGGCGGTATCACGTCGGCCTCTTCCGCCGTGACCTGCTGCTCTCCGTGGGCGGCTATGACCCCACCGAGCGGGTCGGCCAGGACACCCTGCTGCTGCGCGTCCTCCGCATCGCCTACCCGCGTCACATCCGCACGGTCGACGCGCCCTCGTTCCTCGCGGCGCCCACGTATCACCGCATCCGCCGAGCCGGGAGCCTGACCCGCGACCCCGCCACCAACCACGCCTCGGAGATGCGCAAGGCCATGAAGCGGCGCAACCGGGAGGTGGTCATCAGGTGCAACCGGCTGCGCAGCCCGGGGCTCATCAGGGCCTACCGCGAGGGCCGCATCCCGGCCCCCGTCGCGGACGAGCTGGCCGGCTACGTGGCGATGCTCTCTGCCCGCCTGGGCCAGGAGGACGCGGCATGATCCCGCACAAGCTCCACCAGGTCTGGGTCGGCCCTCCGATGCCCGAGCACCTCGTCGCATGGTGCGAGGCGTGGCGGCGACTGCATCCCGACTGGGAGTACCGCCTGTGGGGCGAGGACGACCTCGACTGGCTGGCGAACCGTGACCTCTATGACGCAGCCGAGCAGTGGTCGCCGCGCAACGTGGGTGCCTTCCGCAGTGACATCGCGCGCATCGAGATCCTGCACCGCGAGGGCGGCGTCTATGCCGACTGCGACATGGAGCCGCGCCGACCCATCGAGCCGCTGCTGGCGGGCTGCTCGGCTTTCACGTTCAGGCACCCCACCCCCAACGGCAAGCCGCGCCCTGACTATCCCTGGCTGACCAACGCGCTCATCGGTGCAGAGGCGGGCCATCCCGCCTACCGCGCGGCCATCGAGGGCATGCGGGCCAACTGCGAGGCCAACCGGGGGCTGCGGGTCATCTTCACGACCGGCGTGCGCTACCTGACCAGCGTCTGGCTGGGGCGTGACGACATCCGGGTCTACCCGTCGGGGTGGGCCTACCCCTACGGGCTCGCCGAGCTCGACCGCGCGGGAGAGCCGTTCCCCGACGCCTACGCGGTCCATCACTGGAACAACCGCCGTTCGGGCGGCTACGTGGAGGACGCGGCATGACAGAGCCCAAGGCGTTCTGGCGAGACCGACGGGTGCTGAACTTCTACAAGCAGGACCAGCCCTACCGTCGCCCCATCGCCGAGAAGGTCGCCGCCGAGCACCCCGCGACGGTGCTGGAGTTCGGCTGCAACGTCGGTCGCAATCTCCTGGCCCTCCGCGAGGTCGCGCCGGACATCCGGATCACGGGCGTCGACGTCAACCCCAGGACGGTCGACTACGGGCGCAAACAGTGGCGCCTGAACCTCATCACGGGCGACGAGTCCTGGCTCGCCTCCCAGCCGGATGACGCCTTCGACGTGGCCTTCACGGTCAGCGTCCTCGACCACATCCCCGAGCCCGACCCGGTCATGGTGCAGCTGGCACGCATCGCCCCCACGCTGCTGCTCTGCGAGCCGTGGATGGGCCGCGAGGGCGACGTCGTCGAGGAAGGCTACGCGCCCAACTCCGCGACGTGGTCGTGGGACATCCCGGCACGCCTGCGGGCGCTGGGGATGCGCGTGAGCGTCCGCAAGTTCCCGCTGTCCGACGACGGCTTCGGGGGCGGGCTGGCCGGCATCTACCGGCTCTACACCGTGCGGCGCCCATGAGCCTCGGCGCGGGCATCTTCGACTTCATGAGCGCCGGCCTGTCGGTCGGTGAGCGCGTCTTCCCGCTGACGTTGCCGCAGGGCGTACAGCTCCCGGCGCTCACCTACCAGGTCGTCTCCGACGTGCCCACGCTCAGTCACAGCACGGCACAGGACCACCCCACCTACACCGGGCTCGAGCGCACCGTCAGCCGGATCCAGCTCAACTGCTACGGCAGCACGTACGACGAGGCCGAGGCCCTGTGCGACGAGCTGCGGGTGCTCACCGTGGGCTATCGCGGCTACTGGGGGGATGTGGAGATCGACTCCGTCATCCCCGACATCCGTCTCGACGACTTCGACGAGGCGCCCGGCATCTGGCGGGTCATCCAGGACCTCATGGTCGGCCACCGGACGGCCGCAGGCAGCTAGGAAAGGAGTAGGTCCCATGTCTGATGCCGTCGCCGCTCTGGGCGCGACCATCACCATCAACAGCACCCCCATCGAGGAGGTTCGCGATATCAGCGGGCCCGAGTTCACCCTCGACATGGTGGACGTCACCTCGCACGACTCTCCCAACGGGTACGAGGAGAAGAAGCCGACCATCAAGCGGCTCGGCGACATCACCTTCGACATGGCCGCGGTGCCCGGCGCGACAGGCCAGGACGCGCTCGTCTCGGCCTACACGAGCAGCAGCGAGGACACCTACGTCCTGACCCTCCTGAGCGGCATCGTCATCACCTTCGAGGGCTGCGTCACGCAGCTCGGTGTCTCGGCCGCCGTGACCGACGTGGACATGCTCTCCGTCGGCATCAGCGTCACCACCCTCACCAGCTTCGAGTACGGCAGCTAGAAGCCGTGACCACCAAGCGGGACAGCGAGGCGCCGGCTGCTAACGGCGCCACCCTTCTCACCCGGGAGCAGATCCTTGCCGCCGACGACGTCAGCTCGGAGGTCGTGGCTGTCCCGGAGTGGGGCGGCTCGGTCCGCGTGCGTTCCCTCACGGGCCGTGCGCGCGACCGCCTTGAGGCTCGCTTCACCGACGCGCGTGGCCGTGTGGACCCGGGCAAGGACGGCGACTTCCGCGCCGCCTACGTGGCCCTCTCGGTCATCGACGGGGACGGTGTCCTCATCTTCACCGAGGCCGACATCGCGGCCCTCGGGGAGAAGTCATCCGTGG